CATCTGTTCTTGGCGTGTCTCTATTCTTGCCAATCGGTCTGCGAGAGATGATCCACCATTCGGCGTAAGAGTCCACAACCAACCGCGAACCAAGTAACGCAAACCGCCAATAAATACAGCAATCGTCGAGACAATGGCAAGGATGAACCCTGCCCAATCACTTGGAGTCACCGCAAACCGAACGCTTCATCTTTAGGATTTAGCCAACGCATAATTGGCGGAATGGTTGCCAACGCGCCAGCATAAGCAATGTTTTTTAGATCAGTCTCGCCGGCAGCGACAAGTGCAAGAGCAGCTGTTAGAAACGCTCTGCCCCAACTTGCTAGCATCTTCTTTAGGTCTTGGCTCATCTGTTCCTCCTAGTAATGGGATGTTAAAAAACTTCGAATCCGTGTCGCCAGCCTTTGTAAAACTGACGTGGATGTGCTTGGTGTGCGGATTGACTCCGCTGTATTTTTTCCAGCGCCAGAGGCTTCGAGCGCTTGCAATCTTGTGATTAAAGATGACATAAGCAATTCGTTTATCTGACTTGGCTGCAATTCGTATTTGATCGGCAACGTAAGCAGCTGTGGAGGCTTGTTTGTCGAAATCAGCATCGAGATCGATAGCGCGGACAAACCCTGAATCAGGGTCAGGGTTATGATCGCTCTTTCGGGTTGCGTGTTTGGCGTCCCCGATCGTGCCGTCCGAATCACGCTTTCGATCTGGATAAGCATCGTCTGCCTGTTCCCTCAATTGAATAACGGATTTGCTTAATCTTGGTTTCACTTGCCGACTTTAAATCCTTTTGGAAGTGGCTTCGTGTAATCCCAGGACGCGATGTAATCACCTAACTCATCATCATCATTTTGTAAAACAATTAGATTTTTAGCAAAAGCATCGCTTCCTTCCAATTCTGGAAGTGCTGCAATTAAATCGTCATATAGTGTCATCATTAGCTCCTAACCTGAGCGCCGTCTAGTGAACCGCGATAAACTGTTGCAGAAGCTTCACACCAAGCATAAAGCTCTACATAATCTGTTGAACCATTCAAATACACAATGTTGCTTGTAACCGCATTTGGATTAGCAACAGAAAAACCACCTGAAAAACCAAGACCAAATTGTGAACCATTCTTAAAGATTGCAGATCTAACAGTATTGTTTGAACCTACTTCATAAGAGACATTTGCGTTAATTTGGTAATAGCCTGCTGTCGTCGGTGTAAATCGGCTAGAAGCAAAATTGCCAGCCGTATCCCAGTTTTCAGTTTGCAGAGTTACCTTTGTGTAAGTATTGGCTGAAATGCTTTGAGTGGCGTTTGATACTGCGCTAAATGATGGACCAGTTGAACCGCCGGCTGGGGTAGACCAAACCGCAGTCCCGCCTGAAACTGTAAGCACCTGCCCAGTTGTGCCGATCGCGACACGTCCTGCGGTGTTATCAGCAGTACCAACAATAAGATCACCAGCTGCATCGATCAAAGATTTTGGAATAGCAGCATTGGCTAAATCGTAAGTTGTTTTTACTGCATTTGCGGTTGCAGCCAATGAAGTTGATGTGCTTGACGTTGAATCGGAAAGTTGAACCGCTCCAAGATTTGACGTTGTGCCACTTAAAATACCAATTGTTACAGCTCCAGATGTGCCGCCACCTGTAAGCGGTGATGATGCTGTAATGCCTGTAATGTCACCTTGATCATTTGCTATCCAAGTGTAATCAAGGTCTGTATTAGATGCCTTGCTTAAGATCTGTCCGGTTGTGCCACCCTTTAAATCGACAAAGGATGTATCGACCCCACCCAAAGCCGTACGGATGGCAGCTGCGCCGTCCTTTACGAGGTCGGTATCGTCAGGTGTTTCCCACCCGAAGTTAGTTGTAGTTGCCATATTTCTCCTTTATCAGGCTACTATTGTAGCGTCAATCCACTCTAGGGTATTGCTTAGGGTATTCCATGTCTCTGCTGCGTTTACTCGATCCCATCGTGTGGTCACGAGTGAATAAGCAGTTGGACTTAGAGTCAAGGTCAGATACAAAGAATTGTAACCAGCTTGAAAAGTCCAACCCTCAACAAAGCCTTCAAATTGTCCATCTGTAATATTTGAGGGCAAATTGCTAATCTTTAATGGCAAACCCATAAACACGTTTAAAAGCGCATCGCGGTCAGAGTCATCAATTTCGGGGTTTGATATTGGGAAAGTGATTGACTTAAACTGAGCCTGAGGAAATGCCCTCAATGATAAATAGAAATTGGCTTGTTCCGTTGCGTCTATTGTGTTTTCAAGAGTGGTTGATATTGAAGCTGCTTGGGTGCCGTAAATCAAAATTGACTGAGCGTCAGAAGCGCTTTGTGTCTGCCCATTTTTGTAATTAATGGTTACATTGTTTCGAACGTCGCCTGAGCGTTTTTGAGTCCTAATGCCGCTTGACAGCGCTGTATTTCCAGACAATTCAACATACCCATTATTTGAAAGATAATCAGCGCGATGGGTTGAGTCAGCATAACCGATACGTCCGGACGAATCTTCGTAAATGTATCCAAGCCCGGAAGTTGCCAACGCGCTTACTAGCGAATAAATGTCTGTTATGGATGATGTTCGAGCTGTTAGCTCATAATCGCCTGGACGATCAACTTCGCCAAGACCAACATTTTCAGCCCCGTTCCAGTTTGTTGTTGGATCGTAAGCAGCCCAAGTTTCAGCTGCTGGAACCTCATTCCAAGTTTTTAGAAACAAATCAGACAATATGTCATAGATTTGATCACCGTCGAAATCTTTGCTTAAAACACCTGTTGTAAGGCTTTTAGGCAGTTTTGACAAAGCGCCCATAGCAACTAATGTAATAACCTCTGAAACAGCCGTAGCAGATGCCTGAGTGACTTCTACATCGATGTCTGTGACATAGCCACCAAATAGATTAACAAAGGTTCCGGTTGAATCCTTGACACGTATTAATATTTGATCATTAATATCCATCACAATTGCTGATTGATCTAAATTAATAATCTGGACATTGCAGTAACCAGAATATGGCTGTGAATAGATATCGGTACGACCTGACGTAATTGACAAATTAGCAATTGTCAGGTTTGTGTAATCCCCACCGCCATTGATGGTTAATTGCCATTCAGGAGTCCATTGGCTCATGGCATTACCAAAGCCCCTGAGCCTGAGCCACCACGAGCTGTTGCTCGGTTAAGAATATCTACGATCTGGCGGGCAGTACCTTCTGCATCGAGTGCTCCGTTTACTGTGATATTAATGGTTCCGCCCCCACCGCCACTAAGACGATTGTTTGGAATAATGTTTCCGCTTGATCCTGGAGTAAACAGTTCTGGACCCTTTTCGCCCACAAGATAAGTTGTGCCTCCAGTTACAGGACCGCCAGTTGCGCGACCTCCACCAAAGATGTTTTCAATTGCGCCAGAAATTCCCTTAACAAGTGGGTTATTTTTAACCAATGAAATAAATCCTTTGAGGTTGTCATAGGCGCTACCAATCAAATTGGCTACGCTTCCAAATGCGCTAATTAAAGGTGAAATGCCAGCAGCTAAAACAGTAAAAGCTGCTTTCAAAGTTGTGCCAAATACAGGCACAAGGAACTTCTTAACAAAATCAACAATGTCTTTAAAAATAGGTAGTAATGCAGCAAACTCTTCTTTGTTATCCATAACAGCATTTTTAATAGATGTAAACACTTTTCTTAAACCGTCAAGGATAGGCGTGAATACTGCTTTGATCGTTTCAAAAAATGCTGAAAAAACTGGACCAACATCTTCTTTTATAACTGTGGCAATATCGCTAAAAGCCGGAATTACCTTATCTACGATGTTTTCAACTAATGGAGTAACCGCATCAAGGATGTAAGCACCAACAGTTTCTTTACCTTCATTAAATGCCACATTAAGACGAGCCATTTTACCTTCATAGGTTTCCGCCTGAGTAGCAGCTTGTCCACCAAAAGTTTCGGATAAAACTAAAGTCGCAGCATCAAAATCTTTGGACTTGATGATGTTCTCATCCATGCTCACGCCGATGCGCTTTAAAGCTCCAAAGTTACCATCGTAGGCTTTACCTAACGCTTCGGTTACTGAGCCTAAATCCTTGCCAGTACCGGCAGCGATATCTAATGCAAGAGTTTGTAACTTCTGGGCTTCTTCTACATCTTTAGTAGATCTAATTAAGCGATCCAAACTTGGGCGAAGTTCGTCGTCCGTTACACCTGTTGCCAAAGATGTCTGAGTAATGTAATTCTCTGTTGCTGCAATTTGTGCATCGGTCGCATCAGTTACATTTCTTAAAGATGTCGCTAATCTTAATTGAGCTGCTTCATCCTCAATGGCAGCTTTGACACCATCGATAGCCAATTTGCCAGCATAAGCAGTAGCAGCTGCGCCGGCAGCAAGAAAAGCGGCACCCGCCATCTTTCCAAAGCCTTCGATTTTATCGCCAAAAGTTTGAACATCCTTGGCACCAGAATCCAGACTCTTTTTTAAGTTATCAACATCCGCCAGAATGGAAAGTTTGAGAGTTCTATTACCTGCCATTAGTCCCACTCCTTCAAGATGCGATCAAATGCTTCCTCCCATTGCTTAATGAGATCCGGCTGGATCGCTCGCAATGTAGAGTAAATAAAGTAACCGGAGTTACCGTTGCCCTTTTTCGGCGTACGGGTTGGGAATTGCTTGAAACGGTTAGAACCAAATTCCATACCGTAAAGCAGATCCAATGTTGAACCGCCACCAGAAAACTTTTGACGAGCAAAGCCGTATGAAAACTCTCCGACTTTACTGGATTTACTTATCGAAACTCCATCAGCAATACGACGAGCAGCCACTCCTGAAACCGTACGAGTACCTGCCGTTTTCTTAATCTGTTCAGAAGCATATTGAGCAAGAGCAGAAGATTCACTTTTAGCAGCTTCAACAGCTGCATCATCCATTGCTTTAAAAGCCTTGATGATTCCACGCAATTCTTGTTTGTCATAACTGATCGGATCAGTTGCCATTGCGTTCCTCCAAAACCTCTAATGCAGTAAGGATATCCTCAGCGGATGTCCATTCACTCATAGGAATTCGAGTCGCTATCGCTAACTCGATTATGAGTCGGCTGATACTCCCTCGTCGATGGCTTTTGGGCTATCAACCCCGACCTCGACATCAACAACGCTTTCAACCCAAACCTCAAAAGGTTTAGTTGGCTTACCTGCTGCTTCTCTCTTGTATGCGCTATGCGCTACAAATAGGATGTCGTGCATCCCAGCAAACTCACCAATTGATTTCTTTGTTGCTAATTCCCACTTCACGAAATCAGGTGGATAGGCTACAAGCGTAGCCTGATCCCCCGACTGAAAAGTAATTGTTATTGACTTTTTCATTTTTGCTCCCGTTTGTTAGATTTTAGCTAAATGTTTCGGTTGGTGTTCCGATAACTGTCATTGTCCATGAGTCAGTTTGTGCGCTTGGTGCTGCTCCGCCGACTGATGGGAATACTGGCAAAACTGTTCCTGTGAATACTGCTCCAGTAGCTGCGGTAAGTGAATAAGCAATTGCTGTATTTGGTGCTGATTCACAAGCTGTCCACATTGATTCAAATAGTGATCCTGTTGCACCCCAGTCAGCCAATAGCTCGACTGATAGTTCCCATTGATCATCGACATGCTTGTAAGCCTTGCCATCGAGTGTCTGATAGACATCGATTGTTGGGCTGTTCACGAGTGTGACGCTAGTTGCTTGTCCATCGTAATTTACTGCTGCGATGGTAAAGGTTATGTCGCGACCCGTAATGACTGTTGTTGGCATTATTGGTTCTCCTTATGCTGTTTGGGTGTACCAAGTGGACACCCTGATATCTGCGACCAGCAAGGTGCTAGCGCCTACTGTTGTTACTGTTGGTCGATCAACCGCCTGGACTTCGTATCCATTTGGTATGACCGCCACAACACTTGTTATTAATTGCTCAATATTATCAAGTGATGCAGGGTTGCTATTGTAAGCAACGCAGCAAGTGATCGTCATATTGATTTTGCATCGAAAGGTGCTCTTGCCAATGGTGTCAAACTCCATGTATGGAGAATCCGGAACGACAACAACTGCAGGCGCTGGAATTGACTCAGGAACGTATGCAAATACGTTTGCTGAAACCCCAGCGAGAGCAGTAGCAAGAGGAGTACGAATAGCCGAGAGAATTGTGCTTGGCATTATTGCGCCATCGTCTCGACATCGATGTATGGACCAAGTAAGCCCACGACACGGTTAAACAAGCTGCGCCCCATACGATAAGGAGACGGAGCAAAATCTACGCCTTCAATTTGTCCACCTGGAGCAGTACGAGATTGGAATACTTCAACTGAAACTACAAGGATTGCGGATTCGACTGCTGCAACTCCAACATACGTTGAAGCGCCTGTAAGTGTTGCGGATCCGCTAGGAATGACATTTCGTTCGAGAACATCGGCATTAGTGATGTTTGCTGTAAATGTGTACGCATCGACATCAGCATTGACTGTTCGAGTGCCGTTAAATGGTGTTCCGCATCCAGCGATG